GTCATAGGAGGTCTTTTGTCCTCTGGCTGTCTGTCACTTACTACAATTAAAGCAACACCTTTAGACATATGTTCCTTACACTCGTCACAAGGTTCATAATCAAGCACTAAATTTCGTGGGGCTTCAATGTCTTCTTTACCACCCATTCTTCCCATCAGTGCAATTTCATTCTTCGGTTTACCACAGAAGAAACACACTGGAATTGTTGGATTCACTCCATGTTTCGGACTAATCTTTATACTTGACATAGGTATTCTCCTTTCACTAAACACTAACTCACCTGTGAAGAGTACTTCTTTAGTACTCATTACTGCACACCACTCTGTATAGTGATATGCAGTGTATCAATACTAAAGTATTGCCTGTAAGTACTGGTCGTACAACTGAATACCAATCTCGTTGTGAATATCAAAATCCTCACGCATGAGTCTTCTCATACACATTCCGATTTGTTTCAGTGTAGTCCACTTTAGGTCTTGTATCATTTCTAAAGTCTGTACATACACTTCCGGGGTCATTTCAAGTCTTCTACATCTTGTGTCCTGCTCGTCTCTGTCAAGCTGACAGTACTCCTTCACTCTATAGTCAAGTCTGGCATTAAGATAAGTCTCCTTATCAACGTATGCAACAGCATACACTAAATAACCATTGGACTTGTAATCTAAGAGTTCTAACAGTCTGTAAGCCTTTCTTCTCAAGACTTCATCAGTGTCTTTCTCCGGCAAGAAAAATAGTGTCTCTTCTTGTCCTTTGTCATTCACTAAACGATAAATCATGTAGTTTCCTCTCATAGTAACACTCTCCTTTACAACTTCACACACTTATTAGAGAACCTTTCAGCACTCATTCTTACACACCACCCCTTTCGGGGTGATATGCAAGGTCAGTGTTGAAACACTGAATGTTATTCCACAGCGTCAGTCAGTCGGTACAGTTCAAATTCCATGTTGCTTGTGTAGCGGAATCCATCTTCTGTGATAGTCATATCCTTCGGCTGAATGATGTATGGCATATCAGTGTAGCTTGAGATACCTACAGCGAGTTTGTCCTCGTCTGACAGGTAAATACAAGACACTAAATCCAAGTCATTCGGGAAGTTTTTAGGCTTCTTCACCGTTTCGATAGTTCCCACATAGTCGAACTGTCTCAGAAGTCTCTCAGTCCAGTAGATTGCGAAGTAAACTTCCTCTTCGTTCTCCAATGCTTTTCTGAGGTCTGCAAAGGTCTTTATGTCCTGTGCTTTTGTCAATGTTCCAATCTCTGTAGTGATTGTGTCACTGAACATACCTGCTAAATCAATAGCTGTTCCAGACTGTTCTGACTTCTGCACCGCTGACTTCTTCTCGGACTTTTTGGCTACAGGCTTCTTAGCCAGAGATTTCTTCTCTTCCTTTGGTGCAGTCTCTTCTGTCTTAGGCTCTTCCTGCTTTGCAGACTTTTTGAGGGTCTTTTTAGCTGAATTTGCCGGAGCAGGTTTGGACTCTTCCTTTGGTAACAGTGCTTCAACCTCTTTCACTAAAGGTCTGAGGTCAGTGATTTTCACACTGTCCGGGGATTTCTTCCAAGCGTTTGCGGTATAAGTGATTCTTTCCTGCAAATTCTTGTCAGTAACCTCTTTGAAATGCTCGTCTAAGAATTTCACCATCTGTTCCTTGTTCATTTTTGCTGTTGTCATAATAACACTCTCCTTTTCTTATTGTTTTGTAATGTGTTTTGGATAAGCCTATCCACTCACTACACTTTTCAGTGTAGAAAGTCCTCTAATTGAGAATGAGAAAGTAATCTGCCACTGGATATTCATGGCAAACGTATTCTTTTTCCGGCTTTAAAAGTTCAAGTTCCTCGTCAGTGTAGTCTTTTATTACATAGAACTTGTCACCTTTAAGGTTCTTACTTACTCTCATATCACCTTTGAATACACTTTCCTGCGTCATGGTCTTTTTGTTCATTACAACCACTGTCATTTCTCTCATATTACACTCCTCCTTAAAATATAGTGAGTGCATAGGCTTATGCAAGTGCCAGTGTTTTAGGCTGGCACTCACACCTACAATAAGAGTGTGAGTTTGTGTTTTTCACTTTCTCTACCAGTTTACTATCAACAACTTTTGAGGTCGCATAATGCGTAACTATCTCCGGCTGTCTCAAGTACTTAATAAAGCACTTATTCAATTATCAAGGTACAATGCTACATTTCATCAACCTGTTTCTGTCACTCAACGTTTTCAATGCGTTTTCAGTTTCTTACAGTCTCGCTTGTGTCTTGCTTGTGTGTCTGTCTTGCTTGACTGTGATTACATGATAACATACGATTTTATGATTGTCAACACTTTTTTATGACTTTTCATAAAATCTTTTTTGACGCTCTATTTTGCGGTTTTAAGGCGTTTTTATAGTCACATGGGGAAAGTATCACATAAAGGCATTAAAACGCTTTAAAGGGCATTACAGGACGTTACAAGGGCATATAAACAAGTGTGTTACTGTCTGGCAGGCTGTCAAAACGTGCTACAACGCTTTTATATGGCTTTTCAGAGGGTTTTATATACATACTGGCATATTGCACAAAACACTTGATTTTAAAGGCTTTTCGGGGCATTACAACACGTTTTACAAGGTCTTTTCTTGCGTGTTTTTCTTTGCTCAAGAAGGAATCAAAAAATCTTTTGGCACTTTTCACAATGATTTTATGACTACTCATAAAATGCACAAAAGAAACGCTGTTTTCTTGTGCAAAGTGCTATTTTATGATTTTATGACTATTTTCTATCATAAAACACTTGACAAGTGATTAAAAGTGTGGTATTTAAAAGGACTTTCCAGTGTTATATACACTCTCCTATATAGACAATAAAAAGAACACTCCCACATTACTAAGAGTGTTCTTTATCACGTTCTTGGCTTATCCTATACACACTACATGAGTGTTATTTCTTTCCGAGTTTCTTCACTCGTTTCAGCTTCACACCACTGTTCACTGGCTTCTGTGTTTGTGGTGTTTCCACTACTGTTTCCTCTTCCTGCACACTTACTGGTTTCGGAAGTTTCTTGTGTCTCTTCATTCCTTTGTTAAATGGCTTATCCGCTTTAACTGCCCGGTATGCAGAATCTTCTGCTTCTTCTACTATGTCTCTAAAGTAGTCACCATACACTTTATACACTTCGTCCTCAAGTGCTTTTGATATAGGTGATACTCTTGGACACCTTCCCTCGGACTTCTTGCTTCTCTGTTCTGGTGTGAGTGGTGGCTTTCCTAAGTAGTGTGTTTCATAGTAGTCCTCACTGGTTATCCTACACACATACTTAAAATACTGTTTCCTTGTCTTACAGTGTTTTATCATTCTTGTGATAGCTTCTACACACTTATCAATATCACTACCACAGCAGAAACAATGATGTGTGATATTGTCCTGTACTCTATACCACTCTGCTGTCTCACTGTCTTCTGGGTCATAACCTCCAATGTAATTCACATCACCAGTGACTTTGTTCACAAAGGAAATTCCTTTCTTCTTATAGTCTCCCTTGACTATATAGAATAGACCTCTAAGACTTTCTTCTGGTGTTATATGTGCCATACTGTATTCTCCTCTCTATATTCATGTGTTATGTGTCACTCACTAAACACAGTATAGCACACTTTCTCTAACACCACAACACTGTCACAAATCACTTAGATTTCCGGGCAGTAGGTGTTTGTGGTTTAAAAGGTGTTCCACACTTAGGACATTCAGTGACACCTTTCATAGTGATTTTAGTCACCTTACCACACTTGCTACAGGTTCTTGTCTTATTCATTTCTTTCTTCCTTTCTCTATATAGAGTAATAGTAATAGAACAATCCTTCCTCCCTCTGTCTATATAGAAAGGGAGTAATACTTCCTCTTGTCTATATAGGGGAAATTGGTATCAACCACTCCGTTCCAACACACTCTTAAACAACACCTAACACTTGCTAAAATCAGTGTTGAAGTGTGGTTCTTAGGTGAGGTGGAAACCTAAGAGATTATCCCTTCCCCTATATAGAGGAAAAGAGTAGCCGGAAGTGATTTTCTATAATTAAAGTATATCATATAACACTATAGAACACAACTATAGACACCTCTAAACACTGTCCTTTAACCAGTCATCACAACACCTTCGACCACACCTAAACACTGATTTTACCGCCGTT